GGAACACGGACTGCCGCAGGAGGAAAAGCTGAAAAATCTGCTGGATAAAGTCGGAAATCCTTACTGCTATCTGGACAACGGAATCATTGTGAAGCTGAATTTTGCACCGCGGGAGAGCAGCACGCTGTCTGAACGCATTGGAAAGTGCTTTCAGTCGGCCGGCTGAAAAGGCAGAGAAACTTTCGGTAAGCTGCTGAAAAAACACACAGAAAATTTCACACTTTAATGCGATAAAGCACTGGACAAAGGATGATGATTCTGGTAAGCTGTTTGTGGGTAAGAAAATAGGAATGTGCCAACTGAGCAGAACTTGTTCGGTAGGCTTGTTCTACATATAAATGTGGAGCCTTTCGCTTCTCTGACGAACAGTATTGCCGATTCGTTAAGGAGGTGGAAGGCTTTTGTTATACCCTGATATGAATTTGCAGAAGAGAACACAGCAAAGTACAACCCGATACCGTACAGCCTTGTACTTGCGCTTATCTCGTGAGGATGGCGATAAGACAGAGAGCGACAGCGTTGCAAACCAGCGCACACTACTGGAAGCCTATGCCGCAGACCACCCGGAACTGTGCATCGTGGATGAGTTTGTGGACGATGGTTACTCCGGCTCGAACTTTGAACGGCCTGCGTTCCAAAACCTGTTCAGGGAACTGGAACAAGGGACCATCAACTGTGTTCTGGTGAAAGATTTGTCCCGCTTTGGACGGAATTACATTGAAGTGGGACGTTATCTGGAACGCATTTTTCCGGTCATGCGGGTTCGGCTGATTGCAGTGACGGACAACTATGACAGTCAATCTGCGTGGAAGACCAGCGATTCCATCATGGTCCCAATGCGGAACCTGCTCAACGATGCGTACTGCCGGGACATTTCCGTCAAAATCAAGAGCCAGCTTGCGGTCAAGCGGAAACGCGGTGATTTTGTGGGAAGTTTTGCAACCTATGGATATCAGAAGGACCCCGGCAATCATACCAAGCTGATCGTGGACGAACTGGCAGCGGAAACAGTGCAAGATATTTTCCGCTGGAAGATCAATGGCATGAATAATCAGAGCATCGCAGACCGATTGAATGCGAAAAAGGTGCCGTCCCCGGCTGCACGAAAGTTGCAGAGCGGTGCAAAGCTGAGCCTGCATTTCCGCAAGAGCGATGAGCCGTCGTGGTCTGCCAAGGCAGTGGACCGCATTCTGCACAACGAGGTCTATATCGGAAAACTGGTGCAGGGAAAGACAAGGAGACTGGACTATCGCTCCAAAAAGAAAATGAATGTGCCGATGCGGGACTGGACAATCGTGGACAATACCCATGAAGCAATCATTTCGGCAGAGCAGTTTGAACTGGTGCAGCGGATTCTGGAAACCGAAACTCGCAGACCGAACGATGCCGAAACGGTGGCCCTGTTTGCAGGATTTCTTTACTGTGGGGACTGCGGCAGCCGGCTGGTACGCAGGTCGGCCAGCTATAAAGGAAAGCGGTACATCTATTATCAGTGCTCCGGCAGCAAACAAAAAAAGGGCAGTTGCGGGAGCCATAATCTGCGGGATGAAAAACTCTATAACGTCGTGCGGAACGCGCTTCTGATGCAGATCCAGATTGTGATGGAGGAAGCGGAATTTGTGGAAAGCATCCGGCAGGCCCAGCAGGAACCCTACCGTGTGCGGCGCATTGAACGGCAGATTCGGCAGCTGACTGCAGAAAAGGCCCATACACAGGGAATTAAGGAAAAGCTGTACGGGGATTATGCAGACGAAATCCTCACACGGGAGGATTTTCTGAACTACAACGAACTGTACAGCAAGCGAATCGAAGAGTATAACCGCAAAATCACAGAACTGGAAGCAGAACGGCAAAACCTACAGACTGCCCCGAATGCTTATCCGTTTCTGGATGTGTACCGTAAGTATCGGAAATTGGAAGAAATCACCCGTCCGATGGTCGTGGAACTGATTGAGAAAATCGAAGTGTATGAGGGCAATCGGGTAGAAATTACGTTCCGATTCCAGGATGAAATTGCGGACCTGCTGGAAGAACTGCATCAAAAGCAGATGGGGCAGCGTGAAGTGTCTGCTTAAAAGGGGGCTGTGACTTATGGCAAGAGTAAGCAAGAAGGTAAGTGCGGCGCAGCGGGAAGCGGAAAACGCACCGCACCGTATCTGGAAAACCGCAATTTACGCACGATTGTCTGATTTCGATGATGTACTTCGGGATACGGAATCGCTGGAAGTGCAGATTTCCTATATCAAGGAGTATATCAACCACCGGGACGATCTGATGCTGCTGGATGTGTTTGCGGACAAGCGGTGCACAGGAACAAATTTTGACCGCCCGGAATTTGAACGGCTGCTGAAAGCACTGCAGGAGCGGAAAGTCAACTGCATTGTGGTAAAGGACTTCTCCCGACTGGGTCGTAATTTCGTGGAAACAGGTCAGTATCTGGAGCAAGTGTTTCCACTGTTTGGCGTAAGATTTATCGCCATCAATGATAATTATGATAGCCTGAACAGCCAGAGCCGGGACGGGATGCTGGTGCCGATCAAGAGCATGATCAATGAAATGTACTCGAAAGACCTGTCCCAGAAAATTCAGTCATGCTTTCGCTCCAAGGAAGCACGAGGAGAAATCTATACGCCTGTTCCGTTCGGTTACAAGAGAAATCAGCAGAATCATTTGATTCTGGACGAGGAAGTCAGCGATGTGGTAGTTCGGATTTTTCTCTGGAAGAAATCCGGCATGAAAGAGCGCGAGATTGCAAAGAAGCTGTCTGCGCAGGGAATCCAGACACCTTTTACACGCCGCTGTCAGCTGGGATACCTGAAAAACACCTTGCGGGTAAAGGACCCAGTATGGCAGACCGTTTTCGTGACAAAGGTGCTGGAAAATCCAATCTACACAGGAACAATGGTCTATAACCGCATCGCCTACGATGAAATGTATCGAAAAATCGGAGAAAATCCACGGGAAAGCTGGCGGATGGTGCCGGACAACCATCCGGCGATTATCAGCTGGGAATTGTTTGATGAAGTTTCCGCATTACGGGAAGCCGAGCAAGCAGTCAAGGAAGAGCGAAAAAAGTGGTGCAGACAGCGCAGAAAGAACAATCCGAACATCTTCAAAGGCAGAATCTTTTGCAAAAAGTGCGGAGAAAAATTGGCTTGTCATTGGCAAAGTGATGGCACGCTGTATTTTTACTGTGCATCTTGCCATGTTTCCATCTCAGAGAAAGACCTCTGGAACGGCATTAACAAGGAGTTGCACCAGCGGATGGAAGAACACCGTGATTTGCAGAAGCTGGTACGGAAAAGCTCTGGAAAAAGCAAACTCCAATCAAAAGAAATAACTACAAAACGTAAAATTGAACAGGCGTCAGGCAATATCGTTCGACTGGAATCACAGAAGCGCAGTGGCTATGAGCAGTATGTTCTCGGAAAACTTTCAAAAGAAAAATTTCTGGAACTGAAGCAGGGTTTGGAAAATGAAATCACAACACTGAAACAGACGAAAGCTGAAAAAGAGAAAGAACTGGCCGTTGTTCAAGAAGAATTGCAACGGGAAAAGCAGATCGCAGGCAGCACAGAAGTCCTTTTGACGGCAGATAATCTGCAGCAGTATGTAAAGAAAATCGAAGTGGACCGCGGAAAAATCACTTATACAGAATTTTTATTGTGATGAAAAAGGAGAACAAAGCAATGAAAGAAATGAAAGAGAAAATCTACGAAGCCCGGACAGGGATGGAATATATTTTGATTGGCGATTATTACCTGCCAGCCTTGAAAGTGCCACGGACTCGTCCGGTTGGCCGCTGGGGGATGCTGCACAAGGCGTACCTGAAACATCGAAAACCAGCCTATTACCAAAGCCTGCTGCTGAATGGAAAGCTGGACGCTGTTTTGGCAGACGTGGAAGAACAGGCAGCAGAGCGATATGAGGTTTTGATCGAGCAGATGAGCCAGCGGGAGAGCATTTCAGAAAAACTGAAAGAAGAAAATCAGATGGAGTGGGTGCGCCGCATGAGAAATCTGGAAAATCGTGCAGAGGAAATCATAAAGGCAGAATTGATCTACACGTTTGAAAGGCGGTGAGCAGCAGATGATCGGAACCTATTACCGGCTTTCCCTTGCAGACGAGGATGTGGGTGCTGATAAGGCCGAGAGCAACAGCATTCAGGGCCAGCGCGGACTGGTAGAGGGGTATATCATGGCTCGCCCGGAACTGGCTGCAGAGCCGCGTCAGGAGTATGTGGACGATGGCTACTCCGGCACCTCCACGAGCCGCCCGGCGTTCCAGCGGCTGATTCAGGACGCGCAGGATGGCAAGGTGAAAACAATTATCGTAAAGGACTTTTCCCGGTTTGCCCGCGATTATATCGAAGCAGGCGATTATATGGAGCGCATTTTTCCATTGCTGGGCGTTCGATTCATCTCTGTCAACGATGGGTATGACAGTGGAATGCAGGCCGGGAACGATGTACGCGGACTGGAAGTAGCTATTAAGAACATCATCAACGCATCTTACAGCCGTGATCTTTCCGCTAAAATCGCAGCAGCCGACCATGTGATGCAGAAGAAAGGAATGTATCTCGGAGGATACCGCCCGTTTGGATTCCTGCCGGACCCGAACGACTGTCATAAGCTAATCCTCGACCCGGTAGCCAGTCGATATGTGCGGTTGATTTTTGAACTGGCATTGCAGGGCAACAGAACAGGCACCATCGCAAAAATCCTGAATGAAAAGCAGATCCCGACCCCGGCAGCGTATCATGTGGCGGAAAACCATGTGTACAGTGAGCAGAAAGCATGGGATCTGCAGCGCAGCCATTGGACAAGTGGAACGGTTTACTATGTTCTGAAAAATGAGAAGTATAAGGGAACTTATGTGGGCGCGAAATTCATTATGCCGGTTCCTTGCAAGCATCGGGTCCTGCGCGCTCCCTTGAAACAGCAGGTACGAATTGAGGACAGTCATGCCGCCATTGTGACCCCGGAGGAATTTGAACAAGCACAAAAGGTCATTATGCTGCAGCATGGGAAGCATCAGGCCGGGAACTACACAAAACACCAGTATCCCTTGAAAGGCAAGGTCTATTGCGGCTACTGCCAGAAGCTGATGAAATATCGTGTACTCAAGAAGCTTGGCCCCTCGTTTAACTGCAGATTTTCGGCCACAGCGGTGGACAGCCCTTGCAAGCGAATCCCGATCTCTGAGAAACTGCTGGAAGAGATTGTCCGAAACGCGCTGACAGTGCAGATAAAGCAGGCGGAGCATATACTGGAAATCCTGCACGAACGGGAACGCAAAGCGTTGATTTGCTTCTCCGCACTGGAACGGCAGGAAGAAAAGCTGAGTGAAGAAAAGGCAGAGATCGTAAAACAGCGCGTCGCGCTGTATGAGCAATACGCCGACGGGAATATGAGTAAGGAAGAGTTCATCCGGCAGAGAGATGCCTACAGAGTGCAGGAAGATGAAAAGATGGAGCAGATCCAACGGCTTCGCACCGAGAAAAATCAAATTTTCCAGCCTGTGAAGAAGGATACGGATAATTTGCAAGCCGTGATGGATACTGTGGGAGGAGCAGGCGATGTGATGCACTTGTCGCAGAATGTGGTGGAAACCTTTATTGACCGCATTGAGGTTTTCAACGATGAAAGCGTGAAAATTCGTTTTACATTTGAAGATGTGCTGGCAGGCTATGCAGAATGAGCCGTAGCCAGAATCAATGCAGTAAGCAGAGTTTTTCTTGTAAGAACATGAGTTTCATGGTATCATAGAAGCAATAAAAAGTCTGTGTGTGGCTACGCGAAAGGAGCAGCAGAGATGAAAAAATTGAACATCCCAGTTGGTATTTCGGACTTTGAGAAGATTCGGAACGGTGGGTTTTATTATATTGACAAATCTGGCCTGATTACGGAAATTTTGGACGAAAAAGCAGAAGTGACACTTATCACTCGACCACGGCGTTTCGGTAAGACGCTTGGCATGAGTATGCTAGAAAGCTTCTTTGACATCCGTAAAGACAGCAAAGAACTGTTTGATGGGCTGGAAATTGCAGAGCATCAGGTATTATGTGATGAGTGGATGAACCAGTATCCGACAGTCTTTGTTTCATTCCGACAGGTAGACGGTTTGGATTTCACTGGGGCATACGATATGCTCACAATGGTGATAGCGGATTTGTACAACAAACATCTTTATTTGCTTGATAGTAAAAGTGCTACAGAATTCCAAAAAACAGCGTTTGAGCATCTTGCACATGGCAATGGTTCTATAAAAGAAGTTAAGAGCAGCCTTATGCTTTTGACAACGATGATGCAGAGCTATTATGCAAAGCCTGTAATTCTTCTTATAGACGAGTATGATGTCCCTGTAGCAAAAGCAAATAACAACGGTTATTATAATGAAATGCTCGATGTTATGAAAGGCTTGATGCAGGCCCTAAAAGACAATCAAGCACTTCAGTTTGCAGTTGTTACGGGCTGCTTAAAGATTGCGAAAGAAAGCATTTTTACGGGAACAAATAATTTTGTATCGGATACTATCACAAATTCTCGTCTGAACGAGTATTTCGGATTTGTACAAAGTGAGGTTGACCTGCTGCTAAAGGATGCTGACTTGACAACGCAGGCTGAGAACATCAAGAAATGGTATGATGGATACCATTTCGGAGCCTTTGATGTTTACTGCCCGTGGGATGTAATGAATTATTTGCTGGAACTGCAGCGCAATCCGAAAGCTAAGCCTATCAGCTACTGGAAGAACACCAGCGATAATGCAATCATCCGTTCCTTTATTGACTATGCGGGGAGTACCATCACAAATAAACTTGAAATCCTGATGGCTGGCGGCTGCATTGTTCAGCGTGTGGATGAAAGCCTGACCTATGATTACCTGCATTCCTCAGAAGATAATCTCTGGAGTACGCTGTATCTGACAGGGTACTTGACCAAGGCGCGTGAAGAAGATTATAAGGGTGAGTTGCCGGATGGCATGGTTGCCCTTATGATTCCGAATGCAGAAATCAAAGAGATTTTTGAAACAACAGTTATCAAATGGTTCGATGACAGTACGAAGAAGTGGAATCGAAATGCTTTGTTTGATGCAGTCTGGAATGGTGACAGCGAAGGCATTACCAAGGAAATGAATGCTCTGCTCCGGCGCACCATAAGCTACCATGACTATCGGGAAGACTTCTATCATGCTTTCCTTGCGGGCATCTTCACAGGTGCCGGATATATGGTGGATTCCAATAAGGAACATCTGGCC